TATGCTGTTATTCGTTTCCTTCCTGCACCAGAAGGTGAAGAACTTCCTTGGGTTCGTTATTGGGATCACGGTTTTAAAGGCAAGACTACAGGTATGTGGTATATTGAAAAATCACTTACCTCAATTGGTCAGAAAGACCCTGTAGGCGAATTAAACTCGCAGCTATGGAATACTGGTCGGGATGAAGACAAACAGACTGCACGGGATCAGAAACGACGCCTGCACTATGTTTCTAACATCTATGTTGTATCTGACTCAGGTAATCCTGAGAATGAAGGCAAGGTGTTCCTCTACCAGTACGGTAAAAAGATTCACGACAAACTGATGGAGTCTATGCAGCCACAGTTTGAAGATGAAGACCCTATCAATCCATTTGATCTTTGGGAAGGTGCAGACTTTAAACTGAAGATTCGTAATGTTGAAGGTTACCGTAACTATGACCGTTCTGAGTTTGCATCCCCTTCTCAGTTGGCAGATGATGCACAACTAGAAGAGATTTACTCTCAGGTCTATCCATTGGGTGAGTTTACAGACCCTTCTAACTACAAGTCTTATGAAGAGCTGAAGGCACGACTGGATGCTGTTCTCGGTGTGAGTGGAACATTTACTCCACAGCAACAGGAAGACCTGTCTGTAACTGCTGATACTGCTCCTATGAAAAGTGTGGAACCAGTATCTACACCAACTATTGATGATGACGGTGATGATGATACTATGTCATACTTCTCACGTCTCGCAAATGAAGACTAGAAGTTAGAACAAAAGTCTCTGGTTTTCTCCTTTCGGCTAGAGACTTTTAAACCCCCGGCAGATTTTTTTGGTGATCCCTTTCTGCCGGGGGTTTTATTTACATATAATTGTCTAAAGTATCACTTGTAGGTAATACAATATCATTAAACATTGTATTATTTTGTTGGAACACACTATTATCTTGAGAAGTTGGGGCAATTACATTAATACTTTGCGTGTTCATAGCATCTGCAACTTCTAATGTTTTTGTTTTAATTGTTTCACTTTTAACTACACCAGACATAGGCATCATAGTATTCATAACTGATTCAGAACCTGGTTGCAAATCCACTCCTACAATGCTACGAATTTGTTTCATAGCTATTACCATTTCTGGCAGTCTCAAACTCGGATCAAGAATTGATGGAATGTCTTCACCAAATCTTTTTGATTTACCTTCCGATAAATCACGAATGAGTGGTAGTGCTTTTGAAATATTTTTAGTTAAGCCTTCAAAGTCTGCATCTTTAACATCCAATTTGATAGAAGCAAATGTTTGTAATGCTTCTGCCATAGACTTTAATCCATCGGATGCTTCTCTAATTTCTCCTGCTTGACCAGCAACTTCTAAAATCTTTTCTATAGGGCTTTTTACACCAAAGAAACTAAGAATTTTACTAGATGCACCTGTTAGTTGATTAACAAGTTCACCTGCGCTAATAGCAGCAAGACCAGTGGCAAAAATTCCCATTTCTTTTGCAAATTGTACTGCTTGGCCAGGTTTGATCATATCACTAATAGAGATTAAATCTGATATATTATCTCTAATGGTTTGTGTAAATCCACGTTCACCAAATTTATCCAAGGTTTGTGACATTTGCTGTGCGCCTTGACCAATAGTAAATGCTACTAGTCCGGCTGCAAGACCACTCATTGTTGCAACAAAAAATCCTGTATCGGCTAACATATTCCAGTTGCCGCCCATTTCATCTTTAATAGACAATAGAGTCACAACGTTGTCTTTAATACTCTCAGCCCAACTAGCATTCATAAAATTAGTTAAAACATCTGCTGTAACACCTACAGTAGAACCTGCTCCAAATAAAGCAAGACCTAAACCAAGACCAGAAAGAGCTAAAAGGACTGCTCCACCTTCTGACAGCATATCAAGATTTCCACCAGCGGCATCAGGAATGCTAAGGAGTGTTAGAACATTGTCTTTGATGCTTTCAGCCCAACCAACATTTGTGAATTTTGTAATTGCATCTCCTGCACCTGCTGCAAGAGAACCAACACCAAACACACCAATACCTACACCAAGACCTCCTAGAGCAAGTGCAACTGGTCCACCTTTAGCAAGCACTGCAAGATTACCACCAGCAGCATCGGAAATGCTAAGAAGTGTTAGAACATTATTACGAACGGATTCAGCCCAATCCTCATTCGCAAACTTAGCAAGCATGTCACCACCAGAAGCAAGAATAGAACCTGCACCAAAAGCAGCAAGACCAGCACCAATACCACCAAGAGCAGCAGCTACAATTGCAACATCACCAGTGGATTCAACATCATCTTTAATAGCAAGAATTTCACCTACATTAGCACGGATAGCAGCGCCATCTAAGTTATTGATTGATAATAAAAGTGCAGCAATACCACCTAATGCAGCACCTGCACCTACACCAGCAACACCTAACCCACCAAGTAAAGCGCCTCCACCTATACCTGCGCCACCTAATAACCCACCTAGACCACCGAAAAGACCACCAAACCCACTAGCAGCAGAGCCAACACCTTGACCAGCACTCGCAAGAATCCCAGGTCTTCTCTTTACTTCCATGCGAGCTTCACGTCTTGCTTCAGCAGCTTCTAATCTATCACCAGCAATAGCATTGATAAGATTCTTAAACCCATTATCAAGAGTTGTAATTATGTCATCAAATTTAGATTCTGGACTATATTCTGAACTTCTCTGAACTGGGTCATCAAATTTAGATTCTGGACTATATTCTGAACTTTTCTGAACTGGGTCTGGATCTACACCATATAATCCATTGTCATCAGATTTAATAGTAACCGAAGAAGTAGAAGTTAAACGACTAATGATGGAATCAAACGAACTAGAGACTTGCAGAAATGATGCAATTTCATCAGAAAGAGATTCAATCTCAATTCTAATATCCTGAGTCTCTAATAATTGTTCTTCATTGACTTCCACAAGTCTGTTAATAGCATCTGTTAAATTCATTTATTTTCTCTGCTTTTGTTTTTCTATTTCTTCTTCAAGATATTCATTAAGCAGCATAATATAAATTTCTCTTTCCCAAGGCACCATATTTTCTAATTCATTCAAAGAATATTTATGATGTTGCATCAGTTGAAAATTGGTTCTAAAATAATTTATTATTGAATTATGAGAAAGAGCTACTGAAAAAAATCATTAGTTCCTTTTAGTGTCAATTCATTTTCATTACCACAATCATTACATACCCATTTGATACTATGTTTTAATTCGGGAATATTTGCAACGAATTCTTTTAGCAAATTAAACTGTGATGAAGTAAACTGATCCAAAAATGCTCTCATATCATCTAAAGAATATTCAGAGACATCAATTTTTTCGTCATCATTAATAATAATATATTCAATACAGGCAATGATTGCCGAAAACATTGTATTGATAACTTGTTCACTCTTGCTGTTTGTTTCAGATATCTCAGAATAGTTCATCAAATTCTGATAAGATGGATATCTCATCATTAGACTAACTTCATCTGTAATTTTAATGATATTATTTTTTTTATTTTTAACAACTTTTGGTGGTTCTACTTTATCAAATTGAATTGTATGTTCTTTTTTACCTTTACAGTTTTCTGTCTGACAAGATAATTGCACATCAATAGATTCACCTACAGATTTTGACCGAATTTGTAAAAACATATATTCAATATCAAATGTACATAAATCACGAACAGAACCTGTAAAATCAATCAAACATGATTCAATTGTATTTGCAATTGTGTTTAGCATTAGTTTAGGATCGGCAGATTCTAATGCTAACATCATAATCTTTTCTTCTTTTACCAAGTAAGGTCTATATTGCACCTTTTTACCGGTAGAAGGAATAGTTAGTGTATAGTTGATACTATTAAGCGTTGGTAGCATAATAAACTCCAATTATTTAATTAATTTGCTGTTTCCCATCGGGTATAAGCAATGTCTACAGTCAATTCTACAATTGTATTTTGATTTGCATCTGCTAATGCAATAGATGAAATTGACTTAGGAAATGCTTGTAATAATTTTACTTTATATATTTCATTGTCTCTAAGAAATTCTCTTTCAGCACTTTTTGCCAATTGAGAAATTGTAATATCACGGGCATACTCACTTTTATATGCAACACTAAAATTAGTATCGGCATTACCAATAATACTATTCTGCCAAATATAAAAGTATGAAAATGCAGAATAATCTTGATCTAATCTAAATGTCATTTGAACTTCATCTTCAACAAATGCATAGGGCATAGCTTGTGTAACCATACCAATAGTTCTGTCAACTGTTGTGATTTGACGACCAGGCATGTTTACACCTGTACACATCATAGAAACACGTCTAGTAGGGTCTACATCAAATCTCGGTCCTAAAGACAATCCTAATTTTTTTGCTGCATCAAAAATAGGAATAGCTGCATTCATATCAATTCCTGCATATTGCAATGCAGTATCAACTAATGACATGCCATCTGGACCTAACACTTTTTGCCCAATATTATAAGCTACACTTCCAAGATCAATTCTAAGAGGTTCTGCACCTGTTAAAACATCCAAAATACTAGAAGGATTTGTAACCAAAGAGTTAAGTGGGGGTAACTGCACTTCAAATCTGTCAGCAAGTGCAAATCCATTATTAATATTTGCTTTTAATGTGTCTATTGATGCGACCATTAGGCTCTCATCTTTCTTCTAGAGTCTTTGTATACTTCACTGCTACTTGCCTTTTCAAAGTCTGCTGTAGGTAAGAATGTAGCAATCTCCCATTCGGGTGCTGGCACTAAGGCAAGTCTAGAACGCACATGAGAACTTAGGTATCTCTTTAAACAAGGTCTAAATGCTTTCAACCTAGATGCACGTTTTAACATATCATAGGACAACCTGAAACGAGTAGATTCATCATATCTTTCATTATTTATAGTGCCAAGCAGTGCATCTAAGAATTTTGCTCTAACATCAAGTGGTAAATAGTGCAAGTTTAGTCCCATAAAACCTCTAGGTGCTGGACCTACCATAATGATAAGAGGAAATCTATCATAGTATGGCAGTGTGTCTTTAGTCTTTGGGTCGTAGAAATACATATACATTCTACCGACAGCAGGACGACTACGCAGTTCAATAGGGTCTTCTTTCATCAGTTTACTTCTACTGACATTCAAGTTCTTTGCCTTGTTCATAAACCATGCACGGGACTCTTTACTTCTAGGAGTAATCCCTTTACGAAAGGCTTCAAACTCTAGTTTCTGAAATAACCCTGCCATTTAAACTTTCATTCCCATTTGCTTTAGTGTGTGTTCTGTCCATATCTGAAAGTGCCATCCTCTATCTAGGCAATACTCATTAGCTGCTTGCCACTTGCATTGGTTTTTCACATATTCTAATGATTCAGATATAAATCGTTTTGTTCTGCGTTTACTCTTTGGTGGTTTGGTTTGCTTATCTGGTTTAATCTCCACCAGAATAGTTCTACCGTCCTTCATATTTAGTTTCAAATCAACAAAATACCGATGATATTTGTTATCAACTGCACTAATATAGGGTATCACAGTTTCTTCAGAAGACCATGATTTAATATCAGATTGGTCTTCAACCCATTTGAACGCAAATTTTTCCCAATAAGAACGATAAATAACTTGTGTATGGTCACCATCGTATTTCTCAGGTTTCTTAATCTTGTATTTACCTTTGTAAGTTTTCATAACACCATATAAATAAGTATAAACTATTTAAATATTTATAGGACCACTAATGGCTGGATTAAGATTTCCTATTGAACAAGACGAGAAATACAAAGCCCGAGTATCTTTTGCGGCAAAAGGATCAGGTGGATCCTTCGGTGGTGTTGCCAATCTATACTTTCCAGAAGCAGTAAGTTTCTCTGATGGATTGGTATATGACAACGCTAACTTAGGTATTGCTGGTGAAATTGCTAGAAAATCAGCAGCTGGAATATCTCAGGGTAATTTTGATATTACAAAAATATCTAATGCCGCCACTGATGCAGCCAAGCAAGCATTCACTACATCAATGGATACTTTAGGCAATACTAAAAATTTACAGAATTTTATATCGTCAAATGTGGGAGCTGCGACAAGTTTAGGTGTTCAAGGATTTACTCCGGACACCATTTCTGCTGGTGTTGCTGCTGGGACAGGAATTACAGCAAACCCGCATAAACGTTCTGTTTTTAGAGATGTTGCTTTAAGAACATTTTCATTTTCATTTTTGATGAGTCCACAAAGTGAAGCAGAAAGTCAATCAATTGAAGATATTGTAGACTTTTTTAGAACTAATGCTTATCCAGAAAAACTGTCTGAAGTTGGTGGATTTGGATACAAATTCCCAACAAAGTTTTATATCACATTCTTCTATGGTGATAGAAAGATGTCACAGGCACCTAAAATTCTACCAAGTTACCTGACAAGTGTGAATACCACATTAAATCCAAGGTCTTCCTCTTTCTTCAAAGATGGTAAAGCAAATGAAGTTCAACTCACAATGTCTTTCCAAGAAGAAAGAGCATTGGACAAAGATGATATCAGGATTGGATACTAATGTCATATTTCACAAACTATCCTACTGTCAATTACAAGTTTGGTAACGAACAGTCTTCAACTAAAGTTCAAGATATTGGTGCATACGTTGACTTGATTGATAGAGTTAAAGATGATATTTCCTATTATGAAGAATATAATCTGAGAAATGGTGATAGACCCGATCAAGTATCTAACTATCTCTATGGTTCTCCTGATTATTATTGGACATTCTTTCTTCTAAATGATGATCTTAAAATGAGAGGATGGCCCTTAACTCAGTCTAGAATTAGTGATAAAGCAAAAGAAGAATATCCAAATATTACTTTGAGTACTAGAGCAAATCTTTCTACTCAATTTTTAGTGGGCAGTGCAATTCAAGGGCAGACTTCTGGTGTTACAGGTAAAATTCTCAGAAGAAGACCTGATATGGGCCAGATTATTGTTGAAAAAACTGCCACTAATCAAACTTTTACTGGAACACCTGATACAAGTAGTAATTTAGATATCGCATTAACTACAGAAAATACTTTTGTAAATAGTAGTAATTGGATTGTTACAAATACTACAACAAATACTACAGTAACAGATCATACTATTGTCATCTCAACAGATAAAACTGAAGCGACTATTGGTAATTTGTCGTTTGGTTATAA